GTCACTTTCCTTATGGAAGCTGACGCACAGCTCACAAACTACCTCACAAATACTCAACCAGCTCTTGTGTTCAACTGGACTCAAGGCTCAGGCGCTTCACAGACTCAAATCCAAGCTACCGTTACAAAGGGTGCATACACACTCGCTGTTATCGAACGCTCAAAGGATTTCGTAGAAGTTCTCGTTGATATCAACGCTCAAGGTAACCTCACAGATTCAGGAACAGTCGGATACTCACCTATCAAGTGGGTTATTAAAAACGCTGTAACTACTGCTTACCTATAAACCCTAATATCGAGTAGGGGAACACGGCTAGATTTTGCCTCGCCGATTCCCCTACTCGGCTTTTATCCTCTAAGATATGAGGAAACCTATAGGAGGCAAAAATGGCAAGTAAGAAGATTTCACTCCCCTCTGGAGCTACCGTCACTATTAAGGATCCAGCTACTCTCAGAGTCAAGGATCGTAACCGTGTGATCAAAGCTGGCGACGGTCTCACTGGCGATATTGCTAAAGGTCTAGCATTCAGTGAAGCTCTTATCTCTACAATCGTTGAAGAATGGTCCTACGACCTAATTATTCCTTCTGTTAAGCCCGAGTCATTAGAAGAGCTGGAAATTGCAGATTATGACGCTCTTGTAAAAGCTTCAGAAGAAGTTAGCGCAGTTCTATTTCCTGCCCTAGTTAAGACTGAGGAAACTGAAAAAGACCCAAAAGCGCCTACAGAAAGCTCCAACGCCTAAAGTCAAGACTCCAGGGCTTTCAACGCCACGAGGATATGGATTATCCAGATGAAGAGTGGCGGTATTTTAAGTTCGCAGATCGTTTTGGCTGGACTCCAGATCAGGTAGATGATCTACCAGCTGGCAAGTCCGACTGGCTACTAGCTATCGCTGATACCCTAGAAGAAGTAAAAAGCGAGCAGATAGAGAAAGCGAATAACCGTAGTGGCTGACAATTTTTCTGAGTTTCAAGCTGGTATGCAGCGCTGGCTTAATCGCTTTGATCAAGCTGGCGGTAACGCTATGGGCTTAATAGCTCGCCAGGCGTATATCAACGCTAAAACAAATGCTGATTCAGCTCCTAATCCTCCAGTGCGTATGACGGTCACGCGCGGACCAAACGCAGGCAAGCAGTATTACAAATACGGTCCTCATATCGGATCTAATAACGGTCCTAACAGAGGTACGGGAACTCTTTTAACTTCTATGACATATTCTTCTGGTCGCAGAGGTTTTGGTACTTATACAGCTGAGGTCGGAGCTGGTGCTGTTTATGCCAGACAACTTGAACTCGGCGGTGGCAAGTGGACAAGTGGGGTAAAATATCCTTATATGGAGCCTGCTTTGACAACTCTTGTTACGTCAGGTCAGCTCAGTCAGATTCTTGCTTACGCTTATAGGCCTTTAGGGGGATAGTCAATGGCAGGTGAGATCCCTCCACTAAATATCACCGTCAATCTTGAAACCTCTGGGGTTCAGACTGGGGTCAATCAGGCGACCACCAGCATTAAAAGTATTTCGGCTGCAGCTGAGGCGACAGCTAGTAAGTTCACTAATCTCAAGAGCGTTATGCTCGGTACTTTTGCCAGCTCAGAAATCCAAAAGGGTATTCAGGCATTCGAGGGATTTCTTAAAGATTCAGTAAAAGCAGCTGAGGGCGCTCAAACTTCTATAGCAGCCCTCGGCGTAGCTATGAATAACGCAAAACAAAACACAGACGCTAACCGTCAAGCTGTTGAACAATCTACAACCTCAATGGAAGCTTTAGGCTTTAAGGCTAACGATACCCGCGAAGCTTTAACAAAGATGATTACGGCGACTGGATCAGTTACTGAGTCTCAAAGGCTTATGGGTGTAGCTGCGGATTACGCTCGCCTCAAGCACGAAGATCTTGCTCAAGCTGCAACCGTCCTTACGCGCGGTACAACTGGTGCTGCCAGGGCATTTCGCGAGTTTGGTATTGTCTTAGATACTAACCTGCCTAAAAACCAAGCTATTACTAAAGCTTTTGACGAACTTAATCAAAAGATCGGCGGTCAAGCTGCTGCCTATGCTGAGACCTATGCTGGCAAGCTACAAATTATGGGAGCTCAGACAGAGGATCTTAAAGAAAAAATTGGAGCTCTTCTTCTCCCAGTATTAACAAAGCTTGAAAGCTGGTTTATTGATTCTGTTCAGTGGCTAGCTAATCACAAAGCAGCTTTAGAAGCTGTAGCTCTGGTAATTGGCACAATTTTATTAGCCGTCATAGTAAATGTCACAAAATCTCTTTATGCTCAAGCTGAGGCCTGGATAGAAGCTAACGGAGAAATTGTGGCTATTATTGCAATAATTGGTTTAGCAGTAGCTGGATTCGTTAAACTATGGAATGCCTCAGAAACCTTCCGAAAGATAGTTGTAGACGCTCTCAAGCTCGTTGTAGACGCCTTTGGCTACCTGGTAGGGGCTATCGGCAAGGTAATTGAAGCTGCCAGCCACTTACCGTTTATCGGTGGAGCTTTCAAGGGTATGGCGAGCGCCGTCAATGGCGCAGCTCTGGATATTGGCAAGTTCGGAGACAAGCTTGACTCTCTGTCAAACAAAAAAATTGACATTAAGTTCCCTAATATCGCTGACCAACTAGCTAAAGCTACGGGTGGAACCAATGGCGTTTCACCAGATATTGCTGGCTTGGTTCCAGGTGGCAGCACGGCTAAGGGCGCTGCAGCTGCTGACAAAAAAATGCAAGCTGATCAAGCAAAACTTAAAACTTATATTGCTCAAGAGCAGACAATTCTTGCCGATCGCGCTACGAAAATGGCTGCTGCTCAAGCTACTTATGATGACGCTGTAACCACGGCTCAAACTAAACATTCTCAAGAAGTCCTAGATATTACAAGCGCCTATAACGACAAAATGCTGGCTAATAAAACAGCCTATGACGACGCTGTAGCTACTGCCACGGCTGATAATGAACAAAAGATTATTGACATTAAGCAGCAATATGCTGATAAGGCTGTAGCTTTACAACAAAAGGCCGTAGACGACCAGCAAAAGATTATTCAAGATTCTATTAACGTAATGACCAGCGGTTTTGAGTCTGCTACAAAGATCGACCTCGGTAAGCTCTTTACTTCTGGCGGTAGCAGCGCTGGTGGTCTAGTTGCAGGTCTCCAAGATCAACTAGCTCAAATTACACAGCTTCAACAGGACGCTGGAAAGTTAGCTGCTCAAGGGTATAACCAATCTTTTATTAACGAAGTTATTGCCCAGGGGCCAAAACAAGGTGACGCGCTCGCTCAATCCGTATTAACAGCTGCGCCTGAGACCCAAGATTCAATTAAACAGCTTTATGCTCAGGTTCAAGACGCTTCTCAAAACGGTCTCAATGACCTAGCTAAACAAATGAATGACGGTACAAGCTTTGCTACACAGCAGCTTGCTCAATCTTATGCTCAAGTAAGCGTAGATCTTCAAAATGCTCTGTCTGATAATTCAGCAGCTTTGACAGATTCGCTTAATAAGCAACAAGACGCATTCCAGAATCAGCTTGACGCAGCTCAAGTTACCCTAGATAAAGCTAACAAAGCAGCTGCGGACGCCAGGGATCTTGCCTTGCAAAAGTCAGCTCAAACTCTTGCCGACTCTTTGCAGACAGCTCAAGATAATTACACAAAAGCAACTAACGCTATCTCTGACGCAACAATGAAACAGCTTGACGCGTTACAAACAAAAATTACAACTGTTATGGCTCTTTTAGCCTCTATGGGTAAAATGGCTGGAATTGGCAGTGGCGTTACTTCTGTTCCAGCGGGTTCAATTACTTCAGCACCATTAACATACACGTCGTCTAATGGTTTTAATGTGCCTAACGCTACTCCACAAGGTCCTGGAATTGGATCCTCTGCACCTATTATTGGTAGTCTTACACAAAACGTTTATACAACTGATCCGTCTTTACCTTCTATAACTACGGGATTAACTAACGCTATTACCGTCGGACAAACGCAAGGACTAATGAGCACACCTACTATGAGTACCTTTCAACGATAATGGCTACCTTAACAGCGCTCAATAATTACCAGTTCGGCTGGAATGGCTTTGCCTTTGGTGGCACAGGATCGCCGTATCAAATCACTGCAGCTGACGGTATTACTAACCTGCCTACTATCCGTAACCAGGACGATACCCAGGGCTTTAATGACGGTATGTTCTCGGGCCGTGATTTTTTGGGTGGTCGTACAATCACACTTACCATTCTTACTTTGTCAGGTAATCCTACGGTTCCAGTTTTAACGGCTACAGCTACAGGATCTGGCGTTATTACCTATACGACAACAATTTCTCACGGCTTTACCTCAGGCCAAACGGTCACAATTACTAATGTACTTTCCAGCGGAAACCCCTCTGGTACAGCTGGCGCAGGCTATAACCAAACCTCCCAGGTAATTACGGTTACTTCTGCTACGACCTTTACTATCCCAGTCACTTTGACCGATAGCTATATTTCAGGTGGTCAAGTAACAAACTCAATTTCTTTCAGCGCTCAGTCAAACTTCAACCTTCTTAAAGCTGCTGTCCAGCCTCAGCAGACAGGTACTACCCCTCTTCAATTCCAGCTCTCAGCTGCGAATAACCTCCAATTCTTCAATGCTCGCGTACGCGACGCTAAGACCGTTATTACCCCCGAGTTCACCTACGGCTATATCACTTCTCAATGGACCTTCTTTTGCCCAGATCCACGAGCTTATGACAACAGCCTTTTATCGGCTACTTTGGGTCTTGACGGTCCGTTAGGCCGTACATACAACCGTACCTATAACCTCACCTACCTTTCAGGCACCTATTCACCAAACACGCCAGTTTTTAACTCAGGGCAGACAAATACTTACCCTGTTATTACAATGAACGGCCCAGCAACTAACCCTGTATTCGGTAATGAGACAACGGGAAATTATCTAACTATTGGATACAGCTTTACAAACACGGACGTACTTGTAATAGATCTGGGAGCTAAGACCATTACTTTTAACGGAAACCCAGCTCGTAACCTTTTACAGGGTGGCTCCAACTGGTTTTATGCTCAGCCAGGCAATAACGCCTTCTACTTCAATGCTTCGGGTACACTTACAGGTACGACTTCTGCAAGCGTCTCCTGGCGAAACGCTTATATCTAAGGAGACCCAATGGCATTACGCACACCCCCTAGTTGGTTACAGAACGGCTCTCACACAGCTGAAAATGATCGCTTAACCACTACTGGTTCTCTTTGGGGAGCTTCTGGCATAATCCGATCAGCTGACCTTGCTGTCTCAGCTGCGACTGGTATGAACGTATCTGTAGCTGCAGGCTGGGCTGCGATCCTCGGTACTTACCAGACCAATATGGGTACCTATATGGCCTATAACGACGCTGCTGCCACAGCAACAATTACAACTGCGGACCCATCAAACCCTCGTATTGACCTTGTTTGTATTACCGTCAATGACGCAGCTTATTCAGGCTCTCTTAACTCAGTAGCTATTAACGTAGTCAAAGGCACAGCAGCTTCTAGCCCTACCGTCCCTAGCACTCCTACTAACTCAATAGCTTTAGCCCAGGTAGCTGTAGCTGCTGGCGCAACTTCTATTTCATCAGGAAACATTACAGACGTCCGCGTCCGCGCTCAGATTATCGAGCCTACAATTTCCTCAGCTGCTTCAACGGCAGTACCTCTTAGAATTGTCCTCAACTCAGGACAAACAGCTAATGCTCTGCAAGTTATCAACTCCTCGGGAACAGTCCTCAATGGATTCGACTCTAATGGTAACCTTCTCGGTGGAAGCGTAAATGTGGCTTCACTAGAGTACGAGTTCATTATGGGGGCTTACTAATAAATGGCAACTAATACACCAGTCAATTTCTTTAGAGGTAATCCTCAATATGGCGCAACTAACGTGAACCGAGCCATCACTACTGCTGCCCTTACCTCAAACCTCGTAACAGTAACTTTTGGTTCTAACCACGGTTTAACTCAGGTCGGTACGCTTCTTAGCGTTCAGGGTGTCGGTGCTTCTTATGACGGACTATTCCCTGTGAACTCTTTTCCAGCACTTAACACGGCTACTTATGTTGTAACTGCTTCGAATATCTCATCAGCCTCAGTAACCCCCAACGGTTCAGGTATTTTGAACTCAGGCGTAACCGTAGGACAGACAATTTCTAACTCAGCGATCGTGAACTACACAGCCATTATCACAACAGGTTCAGCACACGGTCTTGCTATCGGAGATATTGTTCGCGTAAATACAGGACAAACTGGTATTGACGGAACTTGGGTAGTTACTTCTATTCCTACTTCAACAATCTTTACTTTTACCTCATCAACACAAACTCTTGCTACTGGTTCTATTTCACAGGGCGCGTTCGGTAAGTATCCTGCTAACTACACACTTGCTGCTTCCACTAGCGGAATTGTGACCAACGCAGTATTTTCTAATCCAACTGCTTCTGCTGCTACTGTGAACTTAACTATTAACGGATATGCTGTAGCAAAACAATTATCTATTTCTGCTAACGGTTCTACTTTTCTTGATATTAAGCAGTATTTTGCTACAACGCAATCTATTGTTGTTGGTGGAAGCGTGCCTCAAATAGACGCGCAAGTTTCAGGCATTACGATAGTTTAAGGAGTTACTTAAATGGGTCTTTTATATCAGCCAATACCTACTGGTCTGCAACTTCGTCAAATCTTTACTTCTTCAACTACTTATACTGCTCCTAGTAGCAGCACAATAAATAACCCAATAATCGGTTATGTAGTTTGTATGGGCGGTGGCGGTAGCGGTTCAACTTATTATAATCCTCAGAATTCTATTGGCGGTCCCCTTCCTAGTGGTGGTGGTGGTTGTGTAGGTGGCGGTGGCGGTGGTAGTGGTTTAATTTCTTTTGGTACTGTTATAGTCTCGGGTACTGTTGCAATAACAATTGGAGCAGGTGGCACTGGAGTTACGGCTGGCGCAACTGCTTATTATGGAAATACTGGTGGTTCAACAATCGTTTATGGAGTAACTGGCGCAGGTGGTTCTGGTGGCGGTTTAACAAGTAATAATAGTGGTGATAATTTAACAAGAGGCGGTTATGGAGGCTCCTCAGGCGGTACTGGTGGCAACGGTGGATTTAATAATGGTGCGTCAGGAAACGGAATTGGTTCGGCTGGTGTTGCTGGAGGAACAGTGGGTAGTGCAACTGGTTATTGCAGTGCGCAAAGTGGTTTTAATCAAACTTTTATGAATGTTACAAACAGTCTTGGTAGCGCTGGTACTAGTTCTGTTCTCGCCAACTGGTTAGGTGGCGGTGGTGGCGGTGGTGGTGCTGGCGCTAATATAAATACAACCCCTGCTAGTGGTGGCGCTGGTGGCGCTGCTGGTTTAGTAGGCGGTACTGGTGGCAACGGTGGTAATGGTGCAATATCGGCAACAGCCTCAAGTAATACTGCTGGCAATTCGGGAAGTGATGGAACTGGTTATGGTTCAGGCGGTGGTGGCGGTGGTGGTTGGGCTTATGGTAAAAGTTATACTAGTACATCTACCGTTAATACTGGCAACGGCGGTGCTGGTGCTCCAGGTGTTGCTTACCTTTACTACTAAGGATAATTATGTGGGCTTTATTAGATTATGATAATGAAACGGTAATCGGTTTATATCCACCTGATATGCCCGAAAACGTAAGAAATGCAGACGCACACGGCAAAACGCAAATCTTAATGACTTTGGAAAATAGCCCCGCTTACATAAACGGGATATATTACAAAGGCAAGTTTTACAAAGATAAATCAGAAATAGGAGAGTTAAATGGCTGATTTTGGTGTATTAGAAGGTAATTTAATTGTTAATGTAATCGTTGCTGAAACACAACAAATTGCAGAGGCAGTAACAGGTAAATCTTGTGTTGCTATTCCACCTTTAAGCGGTGGTATTGGTTGGACTTATGAAAACGGGACTTTTACAGCGCCAGTAGTTGAAACTCCAATAACGCCAGCAAAATAAGTAGGATAGGCAAATGGCTACTACTTATTATCGGTATCTATTCGCCGACCTGCTGACTAATAACATAATCGCTGAACTGCCGATTACTAATGTCAATTTTACGCAACAGTTAAACGCTGCTGGAACG